TAGTGACCATGCCGCCAGCTTGGAGATAATCGGTTTGAGTAATAGACCCGACAATTCCAGACCCGTGACGCGTGCGTAGTACGCCTTTCGCCAAAACTCATAGTCGGCACGGCCCCAATTCTGCGTAGATTGCCGAAAACTAGACCGCCAACGGCGCGTGTAGGAACGCACGCTGTTGTAAGCGTTCGCGGTTGCCGTGGTAAAGAACTCGCGAATATTACCGATAATAGTTTGTGCCATTATGCCACTCGCCTCGTTGATCTGCGTATATTAGGGCTGCCGCCACGGTTGCGGACGGTCGATTGTGCTACTAATGCGCCCGCCGTGACGCTTGCTGCGCGTGCCACTTGCGCCAGGGCATAGGAATCGGCGCGGTCGTCATGTTGCCCTTCTGGTGCGCGTAACGAAGAGCCTTCAATGCTGGCAAGCTGCTGATAGGATGCAAAGCTGTGCAGAATCGGCGTGCGCTCGGTCGCGTTATTGCGGAAATGGTCAGCGCACTCCGTATAAAGTAACGCCTTACCGAGCTTGCTGCTCATCCAACCAGGCTTATCGTCATGACCCTTCAGTATCTTGACGCGCCGCGCGTGCTCTTGGAGCCATTGAATCACCGCGTGGCCGTGATTGTTGCGTTCCGGCATGGCGGGAGCGTGGTTGTAATATATGCTGACAGCGGCAATGTAATCCGCTAAAGTGCTTGGCTCATACTTGCCCGCCAAGACCGCCACCTCTTCGCCTGTGGCCCAATCCAGTACCGTCAAAGCGCTGTCGTCGCTGTTGGGGTTGCCCTCGGCGGGGTCAGCCCCAATCACGTATTGCCCATCCTCAAGCGGTGGCATGTATATCTCCAGCCCTGGAATCGCGGGCGCATAGGGCGCATGAACTGGCTCCATCTCTGCATAGCACGCTTCAATCCACATCGGCGCAATGCGCTTGTCTAGGCTGCGTGGGGCCAGGGCTTCTGTGTCCGTCGCCGGATATTCTTGGTGCAGGTCATCCAATGCACCTGTGCGTGCATGTACGTCGGCACTTTGCGCTTCGTACCATTGCGGCGTGCGCGAGGGGCGCGCTGTCCACGGCAGAAAAATAGCGTGCCATGTGGTCTTGTTGCGCTTGGCCGCGCGATAGATGCGCTTAAACGGCGACTCTGGCCGCGCCTTGTCCACGGTAGAAATCAAGGATAGCTTGCCGCCCGCGTCGATGGTGGGCTTAACGGCATTGAGTAGCTCATCCAAATCCTGCACAAAGTCGGCTTCGTCTACGATAGCATTGGAGCCTGTATAAGAGCGCCCCCCCGTGGTAGCAAATGCCTTAGCCGATGAGCCGTTGGATAGTTCCCAATCGCCCGCTGAATCAATCGTAACGCTGCGCGCCTGCATCCAGCGCGGCAGATGCGCATAGATACCTTTCAAGCGCGACAACAGCTCGAACGCCTCATCTTCGCGCTTGCTAAATATAAGATTCGTGGCCGAGGGGCGAAACAGCATGTCGTATAGCGCGTCACACAGAATCAGCCAGGATAAGCCAAGCTGCCGCGCCTTGAGGATAATCACCTGTCGCTCTTGGCGAATCACCCGCAGCGTGCGCGTCTGCTCGGGCCACAAGGCAAACTGAACCCAGTCTTTATTGGTGGCGTTAAAGATATACACGTAGTTCGCCAACCAGTAATCTATGCTATGGCTGCACTTATGCCATTCTATGTTGCGTCGGCTTTCTGATTCCATTCATCCAATTCCTGCTGTGCGCGTGCGCGTTCGTCTGCCGTTGCGCCGATGTAGCCACTGTGTTTTAGCTCGCTCTTGTCGCCATAGCCGCGGTCGTGCGCTTGCGTCTTTAGGTAGAAAATAAGCAGCGTGTCGCTGGTCGCCATGCGTGATTGCAGCATTGTCTCGCCGCGGTCTTTTGTGCTTTCGCGCACATCTGCCAACGCATCCGCAACGGTGGGATGCGTGTTGATGTAGGCGTGTAACGTCCTGCGCGACGTGTCTAGCTTGCCTGCGGCATGGGTGATATTGCCCTGCGAATCTCTTAGTTGCTGAATCACTTGTGCCGCTGTTGCATTGATTGCTGCCATTTTATATTGTTACCCCGTTATTCCACCCGCACAGGCTCGCGGCCTGTTGACTGAAAGTACCTCTCTAAAGCAACGGCAGTGTACGCGGGCGAGATTTCCGCGGCGCGACACTTGCGGCCTAGTTGCTCACAGGCGATGATGGTCGTGCCGGAGCCACAAAACCAATCCGCAACGATGGGCGCATCATGGTTGCGGATAGCTCTTGCCGCCAACTCTAACGGCTTCTGCGTAGGATGAAATTCATTGACGCTTGGCTGGTCAACGTCCCACACTGTCACCTCATTGGTTGGCCCAGTCCACGAAGCATTGCCGTCTACGATGTAGAGACAGGGTTCGTGCTTTTGCATGTACTGAGCCATAAAATCACCGTAGTGCGCCTTGAGCTTGTTCCATACAATCATGGCGCGAACAGTGTAGCCAATGGCGTCCACGGCGTCGTAAACTGGTTTGATGTCTCTGTCGGCAAACCAAATGTACATGGGCGCGCCCTCTTTGCATATCGACTTTAGCGATTTCAGCGCGGGCAAATACAAATCGCCCGTCTTGTCGCCCACTATCTTTGTGCGCTTCTTTTCGTTGAGTCCGCCATCGTAGTCCACACCATACGGCGGGTCAGTGAATACCATATCCGCCTTCTCCCCATCCATCACCCGCGCCACCACATCGGCATCGGTGCAGTCGCCGCAGATGAGACGATGGTCGCCTAGCTGCCATAGTTGCCCCAACTCAACGCCCCACTGTTGGCGCAATTCCTCAGCCCTGTCAATCTGTGGCTCCACGTCCTCAACGGGTGCGGCGTCCACCATGCCCGCCAGCAGCTCATCCAGCTCGTCGGCGCGGAACATGCCCGACAAATCGACGCCTGCGTTCACGTCGGCGAGTAGCTGCTCGGTGTCCCAAGTCATTGACACTTCGCTTGTGCGATTCAAAGCGTAAGCCAGCCTACGCGCTCTTGCGTCGTCTGGGTCGCTCAGGTCAAGGTCGTTACGGCGAATGTAGACAGGCTTTGTGCCATCCACATCAATGATGATGGCCTCGTCGCTCAAGGAGATTTCGCCCGCCACCTCAGTGCGTTTGTTGCCACCGATGATGGTGTTATTGCGGTCAAGCGTCCCCGCGTCCGCAAAGCCAAACTCACGCATAGACGCTTCAATCATGCCGCGACCGCGCACGCTGCCTTTGTTAGCGTTGCTCTTGTCAAACTTGATGTCAGATAGATTGGTCTTGCTCACTGCCTCTTTGCTCAAGGTGTCTCCTTAATCGGTGCTATCTCCGCTAGCAGGCTCGCGTCCACCGCCATATCAGCCAGCAACGCTTGTAGCGCGTCCTCGCCTGTGTTGACACCGCTCAACAGTTCGTCAAGCATTTCAACGTCTTTCTCCTCTTCCATCCGAAACAACGCCCCCATCGTCACGCCCGCGAAATGACGCACCACCACCGGACTCGGCACGTTCAAACCCGCGGGCAACGTCTCGTACAATTCTTCCACCGCCTCATCAAAAAAGTCGTAAATAGCCGCGTCATCGTCCAGGTCGAATTGCTCAAAGCGCGGGTTACGATTGAAATTCATCGATGTACGAATTGCGATGCGCCAGTCGCCCGCTGCAATCAGGGCAAACTTGGCGTGAGTGCGCGTTTGGCGAATCGTTTCGGCTCCAAAGGCCGCATGGATGCGCGCCACGTATTCAGGGTGACGCGTCACAAACGAGCGGTCTACCAATAGACGGAAGCGCGTGATGCGGCGACTGTCGAGCATGTCGGCCACACTATTCATGTCGGCTTTTCCAGGTGTCCAAGTGGATACCATGACCTCGGCTGGCCCTACTTGCTCAAGCACAGCGCAAATCAAATCAAGCAAGCTGAATTGCCCTTTGGTCAACCCCACCACTCGCACACCTGGCGTAAGTTCGCCGATGGCCGCCCGTGCGTTTGCAAATGGCACAGCGACGAGGCGGGCGACGTTAGCGGCGGGCCGGATGGCGTTCGCAGAGGCAGACGCGCCTTGCGACAAGGGAACGGGGTTGTTTTCGGGTTGCAGGGCAAACAAGGGTAAGGTATGATTGATCATGGTATTCGCGCCTCTTACGCGAGTACTGAAAGGGTGGCGGTGCTGCGACAACAGCCCGTCACTTTTTACGTGGTTTACTCGTTCATTATACCCCAAAAACACCATTTTCGCTAGTCCCCCTCAGTCGGTGCCGTCACCACCACATAGTACGTCGCCTCGCTGCCGATGCCGTACACAACATGCTAGCGGCAAGTATGTTCTCCACATATCAATCCAACTTCGGCCAAAATATCACAATGGCCGCTATTAGCGCGATGACCAGGATGGTGACGATGGTGGGCAGGTTCAGGGTCATGGGGAGTAGTCACCTCGCTTGGCCACCAGCACAATGCCCAGGCAGCGCGTACCGAAAACATACGTGTATTGCAACACCTCAACCAGTTCGCGCAAAGTTGAGAATTTCGCCATGTGGGCGTCAAAGAAAAAGCGTGCATCGTAGAGATTGTTGAAAGTGGTTGACAGGTTCATGCGCCGACCGCCTTAAGCACGATGGCGACAGCACAGAATGATAACATTTGGATGCGTTCTAATCTTGTCACGCCGTCAACCTCTCATACGCCGCTTGCAGTAGCTTGCTGTACGCGTCCACATTGCCTG